GTTTGGAAAATTGTTTGATGATGTTATAGATATGGTTAATGGCACACTTGAAACTGCTAATTCAACTTTAGCAGAAGTTGAAAAATTACCTGATGTGGAAAAAACAAAGGAAGAATTAATTCAGATGGATATTCTTCCCGTTATAGTTGATTCGCAAATTGAAACTTCACAATCGGTAAGTGGTTATTTGTTTCAAGCAGCTATGGAATGTGACGTTCGAAAAGTAGGTGTTTATTTGAAGCATAAAACGAGCAAATTTTTTAGAGGTCTTTGGATTAGGACTCAAAGTATTGATGCTGATGAAGTTGTTGCTTGGCTATTTGCTATGGCTGCAACTGGAGTTGTTTCTTATGGAGTTAGCAGAGCTTGTGATAAGGCTTTTGCATCAAAACCCAAGTACACCTTCGAAGAAGAAAAAGTTCGTGCAAAACACAAATTTTGGGCTATTTATGGTGATTCAAATGGTAAGTATCGTCAATATGATGAAATCACATTATTGGATGATTGTGGTAAAGCCTCAGGAAAAATGTCCTGGGGAGACTTTAAGCAGTTTTTCAATACACCAAGAGGCCAGCAACAATTGATGGATCATTATGCAGATAAGAATGGAGAAGTTCATTTCGCTGTTAAGGGTCGCGAGCAAACTGGTAAGATAAAAATGAGAAATTTAAATTACGTTTACGAGGCTGCAGTTAAGCGCCCAGATTATGATTTCTCCAAATTGGACGTGCAAACAAAAGATTTGGAAAAATGGAGAAAGAAACGTTCTGAGGATTTAGACGCCAAGAAAAAGAAAATTTTTGCAACATTAGATCGTGTTGAAACAATGCGCGTGGAAAAACAAATTTGTTCTACTTGTGGTAAAACACATCGTGGCAAGTGTCTTGGTAAGAACGTTCGTAAAGCAGAAACATGCGTGGTTGAGCATGAAGGTCAATTGGTTCATCCTTTGAAAGTTTTGGAAGAAATATACAAGGAAGAACGTATTTTGAATGGAATTCAGATGATAAACCTTGATGATGTTCATAACCGAGTTGGAAAAGTTTTTGTTGATAACGAATTTACTTTGAATTGTTATTTGCATGGCAATAAAGTCGTTGTCTTGACACATGGTGTTCGGGAGAGTGGAAGAGTTGTTGAGAACAAACGAATTCAGTTTGTTTTTCCTGATGAAACTTTGTTGCCAATCGGTGAAATAAAAACCTTAGGAAATAATGATGATTTTTCATATTTTCTTGTTCAACCTGCAAAAGCGAAACAAAGAATTGCTTTGCGTGAACCCAAGTTAGGAGAACGTGTTTGCCTTATTGCTTATAAGAGTGGAGATGATGCTCTCCCTTCAATTTCTGATGGAGTTGTTGGAAGAAACGGAGAACATACTTGTTCTTCTGTGGAAGGTTGTTGTTCTGGAGTCTTTTTGTCTCGAGAGGACAAACAAATTGTTGGTTTTCATTGTGCTGGAGGTTCTTTAGTTAATCGCGGATGGATGGTTAATGATGCTATTAAAAAGCATTTAAACTGTTGATCCCCTGGAATGAGC